CGCGCCACGTCGCCGGGAGTGCCGCCGTGACCTGAGACAGCGCCTTGATCGGCTCGTAACCGAGAATCCCGGCGTAGCAGTTGCGCGCCTTGACGAGAAAATCGTGGCCGTATTCGGGAAGGTCAGGAGCGGTGCCCTTGCCGAAGGGGAAGGTCATTCGATGACCGCCGGACGCGTCGCCAGAGGGCCGCCAGGAAGCCGCTTGGCATTGCCCTCGCGGATGATTTCCCCCAAGGCTTCATCCCACGCCGCTTTCCAGACGTTGAGCCGCTGGTCGTCCTGCAAATAGGCTTCGGCCATGCACAGCGACCCGAACAGATATGCGTCCGGGTGATTGTCCAGAAGCCAGTTGGTCGGGTTGCCGGCTGTCAGCCCCGAGAGGGCGCGGTAATAGACGATAACCAGCGTGTCCGCTTCAGTCGGTGGCGGAGCCAGGACGATCTGCTCGTCAATGACCGCATAAGCAGACGGCGCCGCGCTTTCCTGCCCCGTGAACTCGGTTCTGAGCGACTGCGGCGACATCGGCACGAGATTGATGCGCGGAACCGCGTCGATGTAGATTTGCCGCGCTTCCCTGAAGCCCGATGGGAACGCATAACCCTCGGTCCCAGCAATCGTCGAAACCGTCGCAACCTGCTCCATTTCCGGACTGCGAAGGCGGCGGTTCATGCGCGCCTCAAACAACCGGATGAAGGTCGGAATCCTGTCCGAAATATCGGCGCGGTTGAGCCACGCGCCCATCTCGGTGACAAGCTCGCTATAGGTCGCGATTGTCATTGACGCGGCCTCCTAAAGCTGGATCGGCAGGCGTTTAAGATACCTGTAATCCGGGTCGTTGAGCTTCTTCGCGAGGTAGTCCGGGTCGAGATAAACGGCTTGGTGCCCGTCCTCCTGAACCCACTGGATCAGGACGCTCGCGGGAATGCGCGCCGCGTGATGCAGCCCATCGCCCATGCGCCCCGAATAATCGTTCTGGTCGGCCTTGTTCTTCGCGACGATCAGCGGGACATCATGCCCCTCGTAGCGGACCTGAACCGTGCCGTGGTCCTCGTCGAACGCACGGATGTATTTCTTGACGCCATTGAACGAGCCGTCGTCGATCAACTCCCAATCAGACGCGCTCGGCATCGCCACGCCCGATCATGGTCCTTGCAACATCGGCGTTACAGCACACGATCTCGCCCTTGTTCGCGCGCCGGTCTTCCGTTGGGAATACGCCATCACGGAGAATGCGAACATCCATCGCGCTGCTGACCAGAGCCGCAGGAGCGAAGAAATCCTTGATTGCCTGGATCATTCGGCCTCCGCGAGAAGAGGGGCCGGGATTGCTCCCAGCCCCTCCCCGTGCTGCGCGCCGGTTGAGACGCGACATCATTTTCTTACGAAAGGTCCGCCACGACACCGCTCGCGGCCTCGTTCAGCACGCGAAGCGTCAACTCGGTGCGAAGCGCCTTGCGCTTGGCAAGGCCGGTGGTCGCAAGGTCGAACGGGGTAATCGCCTCGCCAACGGCAAGGTCAAAATACTCCGGATCGACAATCAGCGCCGAGCGCGCGTCCGCAAAGCGGTCGGCGACGAACGCGATCTTGCCGAAGTCGGACACATACACATCGGCCCCGGCGACAATCGTAATCATCTTATCGCCAGTGTCGCGGCGCTGCGTGGCAAGGCCAGTGAACGCGGCCTCCGCCTGCTTCTGTGCGCCGTTGGTAATTACCATCTTCGGGTTGCCGCCCTGGACCCAGATCGACTGGAGGACGGTTTTCAGAAGCGGCTCGGTATAAGCCCGCTGCGTGCCGTTGGTGGCCGCCGTGACAGTGCCCGACGAGAAGCCGCCATTGGCACCCGACGAACCACGCGATACGTTGGTTTTCATCCACGCCTGCGCGCCGCCGAACAGGCCGGCAGTGCCCGACGCAGCCGCGACCGACGCATAGTTGCCGATCGCACGCTTCTCGATGTCGGTCTGAAGCTCGCGCCCCGCCTTCATCAATTCGCGCGCAAGTTCCGACTGGCGACCAGCCTTCTTCGTCCACTCGACCGTCGTCGAGGAACCCACGACCTTGGTGAAAATCTGGGTATGGTTGCCGACGCGGACAGTGTTTGCGCGCGACAGGTTCGCCAGATCATCGCCCTGGATCGAGGCATTGGCTTCGTTGGCCGCCGCGAGGGTATCCGTCTGCCACTCGGTGTAAGTGTTGTTCGCCGTCGAGCGGCCGATCGCGTTAATGAACGGCGTATCGTCGGGGAACAGCTGCGCGATCTTGTCGGAAAGGTCTTCACGAACGCCGACACGCGCGACGTTCTGAATGGTGTTCGTAGGAACGGTCATCGATCATGCTTTCTGGTTAGGCGGCTAGAGCCAGCCTGAGTTTTCCATCCATGTGGCGAGCGCTTCGTCCTTCGCGTTGCGCGATTTGGCCGATGTCGCGGCTTGCCACGCTGCGTCTGCCCGCGCCTTTCGCGTCTGGTCGGGAGCCCTTGCGGTCCCCGGCTTGGCGATGGGCGGCGGGTTCTTGCCGGAGCGGACTTTCTCCATCCGCTTCTTCATCAGCGCGTCGTAGCGGTCGGCCTTGGTCTTCCATTCGGATGTGACCTTGAGGGCCTTGATCGCCGACACGTCAGAGATTTCGTTAGGATCGAACCCGAGGAGTTCGGCGGTGGCATTCAGCTCCTGTGCGAGCTTCTGTCCGCTTTCCGGGTCGAAGATTTCCGGCAATTCGGCCTGGAGACGCTGGCGGAAGGCTTCTGCTTCGTGCGCCTGTCGTGCCGCTTGAACTTGGGCCTGCTCGGCTCTCGCGGTATCGGCCTGCCGCTGCGCCTGTTCGCGCTGGGCGGTGTAATGCTGATACGCTTCGAGCTGCTGGGCATAAGCCTCCGGGTTGACGCGGAACAGTTCCGCACTCGGAGGCGCAACCTCGAATTGCTTGGCGTAGGCTTGCAGCTGTTCGGCGGCTTGCGCCTTGATCTGCTCGACCACTTTGAGCGCTTCGAGTTGAGCGGCCTGCTTGACCTGGGCCGCTTCCTGAGCCTTGGATTGAAAGCCCTTCTCAAGCTCCCCGATGCGCCGAGCTGTGAACTCCTGCGCTTCTCTCGGGAGGCCCTTGAACGCTTCCTTTTCCTCGGCGGTCAACGAGTTTGGCGGATCGATGGGAGGAAGGTCTTCCTCTTCGATTTCCAGTTCGTCTTCGGCTTCTTCGTCGGCCTTGTCCTCGGGCTGCTCGCCTTCGGGTTCGGCCGCTTCTGCCGGCTGCTCTTCTTCCTGCTCAGGCTCCGCGCCTAGCATCTCCTCGGCGATTGCGTTGAAAGCATCTGCCGGGCTTGCGTCAGCGGGATTGCCGTCGCCTCCGGCTGCCACTTCGGGCTGGGCCATTGGGTTCGTCCTTTTCAGGCTTCTCTTATTGCCCTCTCGCGAGGGATCGCCGGGTGTCCCGGTCGATGGGGTGGCGGGTTGACCCCGCTCTTGTCGTTATCGCAGCGGAACCATGTCGAGCAGGCGGCGGGACTCGTGCCCCATCCTCTCGACTTCGCCCGCGCGGATCAGCGACTTCTCGGCAACGCGGCCCGCTTCAATCGCGGCATCCAGCCCGTTCGTGAGGTTGGCAACCACCTTCAGCGCAATTGACAGCGCCGTGATCTTTTCCGCGCGGACCTTCGGGCTCAGCTCGGTTGCGGCAATGTCGGCAATGCGCGCAAGATACGCGGCCTTCGTCTCATCGAGGATCGGGCGAATGAACTCATTGCAAAGCTGGGCGCGCTGGCCCCTCGCTGCCGTGCCGGAAACGGGATCGGCGTTCACTCGGCCAAGCTCCCGCCCTGCCTGTATTTCTTAACCTCAGCGTCCTGATTGGCCTTGTAATAGGCCAGCTCTTTCTGGTGCTCCAATTCCTGGACGCGCAGCTGGCGCTCGAACTCCATCTGAGCAATCGCCTGCGCCTGCTCGAATTGCGCCTTGGCGGTCGCGAGCTGGATATTCTGCTGCGATTCCTGCTGGGCAATCGCGATCTTCGCCGAGCTTTCCTGCTGCTTGCCCTG